TGCAGTGGAAAAAAGAGCTTCTAGAACGGGCAGACGAGCTGTTTGAAAAAGGAAAACGCAAAAACGATGGGCCAGATATCGTTGAATTACACGCAAAGATCGGCGAACTGACTATGGAGAACGATTTCTATTACTGTTGTTTTATCAAGGTCTTTTGTAAAATCCTGCATTTTGCATTCCTCCTCAATTAACGCCTTTTTTCTGCGGCAACATGCCCTTTGGTTCTTTAAACTCTATACCGTCGCAGCCAGTGAAAGCAATAGCGACCGGCAGAAAAATACAAAACGCCCCGTAAAAACGCATCTTCATCTCACAAACTCCTGAATTATTTATTTTCCTTCGGGCTTGAAACCGATTTGCGGCTTTTTCTTTGCCCTGGGGTTTAACATGCTGTTAATTGTCGCGAAAATCAGCTTTATATCGCCAGTGTTGCTCCTGACTGTTTTTTCCAGCTCTTTTATCTTAGCGGCAATCTCGGCACTGACAGACGCCAGCTGTCTGAGTCTTACAAATGCCTCGATGATCTGAATGCTTACAGCTATTGCCGGTTTACTCTTCAGCACATTGGCAAGCATCAACACCCCGTGTTCTGTAAAAACGCGCGTTGCGTATCTTCGACCACCGCGATTTTCTTTGTTGATCGTGTTTTTCGGTTTTGAAGTCGCAAATTGCGACCTCAAAGATTCTTCTTCTTCCGGCGATAACTGAAACATAAAACTTTCAGGAAAACGCTCGATGTTTCGCTTCACCTGCTCATTGAGGCGCTTCGTCTCCACGTCATAAAGTTCGGCCAGGTCAGAGTCGAGCATGACGCGCTGGCCGCGTATCTGATAAATTTTGCTCTCAATAACGTCTGATTCAGTTGTCAGCGCTTTGTTTTTCATTTTAAAACCACTTTTTGCAATGCCGGTTCACGCCTGAAACTACACTTTACGCCTTTGCAGGCTTACAACGACACCGACGATCTTCAGCTCTGAGCCAGGTCGAAAAACCTTTGTCTGGAAGGCCTTGTTCTCAGGAACCAGCAAGATTGTTTCCCCGTCCCGCTGAAATTCCTTTAACGTCACTTCGCCTTCCCCGTTTATTCGTGTGACTACAACCTGGCCGTTATAAGGCTCAAGGTTTGGGGCCACTACAACGACATCCCCGCTTAAAACCCTTGGGTGCATCGATTCACCCTGAACTTTCAACGCAAAATAGCCAGGCTTGCATCTTCTGGCGGCACGATTATCTCTCCCTCGTATTCTTCTATAGCTTCAAGTGCGACTCCTGCAGGGACTTTGCCAATAATCGGCAGCGTCACCCATTTGCTCATGTCTACAAATTGCGGCGCTTTTCCACCAAGCAGCTCAGCGGGGGAAATGGCGAGCACTTCCGCCAGCCGATGAATCATGTCGAGGCTCGGCTCGGCTTTTCCTAATTTCCAGGCAGAAACAGTAGACCTGTCAACGCCCAGTTGACGGGCTATTTCAGCCTGTGAAATTTTTTCCAAACTTTTTTTACCGCTTAAAATGCGGTTTAAACGATCTTTAAACTTCATAAAACCTCGATTGCAGTGTATTTTTCAACACGATTGACTTTTGTTGAATTTTTTTCTACAATCAAATCGTCAGGAGTTGAGAAAAACCGAAGGCCAATCCCCAAGATTTTTCAACTCGACACCAGGAGGCGACACTCTTTGAATATCTCCAGCAAACATCCGGTATTAACTCGACTTGAAGACATGGAAACTACTTATTGGACAGTTAAGGTATCGCCGGAAGGAGTGCATATTCATAGAGTTCGAGAAGACGGCCGGGCCCTGATATCGTATCGTCCTTTGTATCATTCTGCTGCTGCCGTCGCTCTTGCCGCTATAAGTCAGAATCTTGAACCACCAAAACTCCTTCTTGAGTGCGATAAATCACCTCGGCAAAGGACATCTGAAGGCTCTCCCCGTCATATTCTTCCAGATGATCATAAGTGAGTCCGCAGAAGTCCAGATCGTAATCATCAGGATATCTGGCAAGCTCTTCCTTAAGAAGGCCGACCTTGATTGTCGGGTAGTTATGGGTCTTGGTCACTGAATCCTCCTGTGTTTCAATCCCTGATCTTGGGGGCGTGTTTTCTGAAGAAGGCCAGAAATTCAAGTGCAATTTGCTTGTCTTCTTCGGTTAAAGCCAGAAGCTTACGGTCAGCAGCCGAAAGTTCCAGTGGTTCTTCACCGGTCAGATCGGCGACGGTTACACCGAGAGCCCTGGCCACGGCAACGGTGTTACTGATACTCGGCTCGGCCTTTCCGGCTAGCCATTTGTGAATAGCAGTTTGAGAGACACCACAAAGCTCGCTCAACTCGCCCTGATTAAGACCTTTGAGCTTCATAAAAACTTTAAGTTTTTCAGCAAAGTTCTTCATAAAATTACTTTCGGCAAAAAGTCATTGACAATTTATGACTAAAGTAATAAAATCAAACTGTCGATGAGTTTTTCAATCCCCGAAGCGTTGGGGTGAAACCGAGGCCAATCCCTCAAACTTCATTCGACTCCAGGAGAAAGCCGTGCAAATAGCCAGAATATCAAAGACCTGTCTGGGATTCTCGGGCAAGCAAGAAACCGAGGGCTACGAGCTTCACTTATCGAGCGTCGGGCTTTTGTTCGCAGTTATCGTATGCTTCGCCTATAGCCTGTGCGGTATCTTTGATAAGTGCTAGTAGGGTATCGCGGTTCACCGTCTTGCCATTGGCAATTATCGCTACCGCAATCTCTTTGGTAGCCTGTATAACAATCTCTGCCTTTTTCATGCCTGTCTCCGTTTCAATCCCCATTACAAAGGGCGGTTGAATTTGTAAAGGGTAGTTCCGCCGTTCCGCCAAGATTGTCGGAACTACCCCAGAACACAGCCCTGATCGTAAGACCGGGGCAAAGAATCTGATCGTGCGACCGGATTCTTAACTAACTTTAGCACACGACAGATGGATTTTCATCTGTTTTGTGGGGAAGCCTCCAGGCGGCGAGTCGCACCGCTGCCGCGGGGGCTTTCTCTTTTCAGGAGAATCTTATGTCTGAAGTAGAAAATTCGACAAAACCTGAAGGTGCCAAACCAGAGGAAATCAACTGGCAGCGGTTGAAATTTGCCCGCTGGCTGAACCGTGCAGAGGCAGCTGCCCTGATCGGTTACGGCGAAACCTACCTGATTAAGTTTATCGATCCAATCGTCCAGCCCAGAGCTTTTCCCGGTTGCAAAAAACTCACTTACGACCGGCAAAAGCTCGATCAGGCCATGGAAAAAATCTTTTCGCTCTAAACCCCACTCTACCAGTGGTTTTCAGGGGCGAAAGCCCTCGCCTTTCTACAATGATCCGCCGGTTTGCAGTCCATTCCGCAGCAGGTGGTTAACCAACACATTTCAAGCAGACAAGGAAGAAAATATGACAAGCGAGATTTTGCAACTACAGCGAGAACTAAACCAGATCATCAGAAGCGAAAACACTCTGCGAAGAGTGCAGCTGATGGCTCAGGAAGCCGGCTCTCTAGCCGGGCAGCTGATTCAGAAAAACTCTGACGCTGCAGTGTCACGTCGCGAAACCCAGATTTTGTCTCTGATTTCGCGACTTAGCGATGAAATTGCCAAAAACCCGCCCGCTGATCACCTGGCGCGATTGTTTAAGCGTCTGGCACTGGTCGAGCCCTACGCGGTCGGCATGGTGCAAAGCAAGATCGACAAGCCCTGTCTGCAATAGTTTTGGATGTCGAAACTCTCAGTTCGCCCCTCTCGGGGCTTTTTTAGGGGCGTAGCCAAGTGGTAAGGCATCTGCCTTTGGAGCAGACATTCGTGGGTTCGAACCCTTCCGCCCCTGCCGCTGAAAGGAGCATTTATGAGCACTTTGAACAACAAATTCAGGACGATCAAGCAGATCTGCGCTGATGAAAAAGCCGCTCTAATTGTTGTGCTGAACGATATCTTGGCCGCTCACGACGCAAATAATATAGATGTCTACCTGCCGGTTGGTGATTTTAATGATTCACGTTACCGGCTCAAATATACCGCGCGGTTGAACGAGGCCAATCCCTCTCAGGCTGCAGCAGAAAGGAGAACAAACAATGAAGGATGACAAAAAAATCGGATTTGTTGAAATGATGCCCCTCTTGGAAGTCTGTCACGACGGCCGCGTCGGCATGCTGGATGACATGATTCACAGCGCGATGCAGGAAGCCATCTATCGCACGATGGTTACCGGCAAAAAGTCGAAGCTTACCGTCACACTCGACTTTGAGCGCGAATCTGATCGCAGATTCGAAACCAAAGCAACCCTCAAAACCGCTCTGCTCGACTTCGAAATCAAGAACAGTCGCGCGTTCTATCGCGACGCTAAAGGCAATATCACCCTCGAAGACGGTAACCAGGGCAAGATGTTTGACTCTGACGGCGAAGTGGCCGCACCGCTCAAACGCACTACTGCAGCATAAGGAGCTGGCTCGACATGAACCCCGTAGAAATAATTGAAAAACTGATCGACCCCACGAGAAAGCGCCCAGAAACGATAAAAATCGGGTCTGATTCTTACATTTACAACGACGCCCAGAAAAGATACGACCTGGCCCAGAAGGACGAAAACGAAAAGCCCTTTATCAGAACCGTTTGCAACGTCGATTCGTTCGCCAAGGTTGTTCTCGAAGAAGACAAGCGTCGGGCTGATGACAATCACCCCACCGGCCTGAGAAGAACTGTCATTTTCTGCGAAAATGGCGCGGAATTCTTTATCGATGATCTCGATCGCTTCAAACAGGACAAATGGCTTTTCCGCCGAAGGTTTACGCATCTCTGGGAAACCATCGTTCAGATGGCCAATGGCAAGCCAATGAGCCACAAAGACCTGATCTTTGCTCTTGATTCCGTCAGAAAGTACATCCCCGGCTACGAAAATCTGCATTACGCCATTTCAAAGCTCAGAATTAACAAAAAGGTCGCCTTCGTAAGTGACCCCATTTTTTCTGACGGCGAACAGCGGGGCGCTTTCGAATGGGAACAGCGCGTTGACTCAAGTAATGCAACTCAAAAGGCGGTTTGCCCGTCTGAAATTCCGTTCAAGGGCCAGGTAGTTCGCGGTTCTCCCATTTCCTATGAATTCTCGCTGCAGCTGACCCCGGTGCTTGATGACGAAAACGGCCGGATTTTCTTTGTAATGACCCTGCCCGGCATGGATCTGGTTCTCGATCAAATTCGCGAAGACGAATACAGCGCCTTCTGCGAACAGGTTAAGAGCCTGGAAAATCTGCTCATCATTCGCAACTACTGAAAAAGCGGGGGTCGGCGCAAGCCGGCCCCCGAGCTAACCCATGTCAGAAAGCAAACCTCAAACCTGCTCACACTGCGGAGCAACAATAATCTGGAAACGAACGAAAAACGGCAAGCCGCACCCTTTCGACCTGGCAAAAACCTTTGCTGCGGTAAAGGGCTCTGACGGGCATACGCACTGTGTTTTTGTGAATATTTCACATCTTGTCAGCTGTCCGAAATCAAATAAACAGAACTGAGATAACTTATGGCCAGACCTTTAAAGGACTCTCTCGCTTATTTTTCCTTTGACACCGACTTTTTCAACTGTCGCAAAATTCGGCGGTTGTTGAACGGGATCGGCGGCAAAGGTGGCTTTGGCGGCAAAGGCGCCCTGGTATTTATCTGCCTGCTTTGCGAAGCATATCGTGAAAACGGTTACTTCATCGAGTGGGATGCCGAATACTCACAGGATATCGCCGACTTGCTGGGCGCGGGATTCTCTGCGGGCCTTGTCAATGAAGTTAAAACCGTCTGTCTTGAAATCGGATTGTTCAACAAAGATCTGTATGACCGTCACAAAATTCTCACCAGTGCGTCGATGCAGGCCAGATTCATTGCTGCGAAAACAGCGACAAGCAAGAGAGCTTACAAACCTGAAGACGTAATCAGGTCAGAATATCTTGCTTCGGGGTTGTTGGATTATGCGGAGAATTGCGGGGAATTACGGGGAATAACGGAGAAACCCGAAGATATACCCGCAAAGCGGCGTAATTCCGCAAAAAGTAAAGTAAATAATAATAAAGAATATAATAATAATCCGCAAAATTCCGAAAACCACGAATCGAAAAAAAAAGGCGTTTTTGAAGCCTCAGCATTTTTGCCACCACCGGGCCAGATCGAAGACCCGACCCCAACTGTAATCAGCGGAAAAATCACTGCCACGGTCGCGCAACTGGAAGAATTCAGAAGCGCAATTGGCGCAATGATGCTTACTGAGCAGGAAAAAATGCACGTTTCTTACGCAATCGAGCAGGGTTGCACCGCAGAGCATCTTAAAACTCTGCTTTCCGAGAATCCGAAAATCAATTCTTTCAAAGCTGACTGGGTTATTCGTTCCCTGATTGCGGTTAAGCGCAAATCGGAAACATCCAAAAAAGGAGAAGACGCCCTTGTGACCGAGCTTGAAGGGCAGTATGGCAGCTTATCATGAATAATTTAACGAGACTTGAACTTGAAATCTGTGTTGCCGGCTGCGTTCTTATCGCCAGCGGCGAAAACATCACGGCGGTGGATCTGGCCCCCGAAGATTTCCTGCACCCACCGGCAAAAGCAATTATCTGCGCCGCGATCGAGGCCCGGCCGATCGACATGGTTCTGGTTCGCACCTGGGCGACAAATCACGGCTTAAAAGTTGATATCAGCCAGCTTTCGGACATTTTGAACGCGGTGCCAACTTCAAAAAACTTGCAGCATTATCTCGACCGGCTTAAGCAGCAGGTTTACAAAGACCAGATCGAGTCTTTGCGTCGCGAAGTTCAGCAGCGTTCTAAAAATGAAGATCTGGTCGAGCTTTCGCGGGAAATCGCCGAACGCGAAGCCGTTCTTGCATCGAAGTATCTCGACAATGGCGACTCAGGCGACCTGGTCGAGTCGTCGGCTTCGGTAATCCGAAGAATCGATCTTTGCGAAGACAATGAGAATCTGTTTGTAACTGGCCTTGACATTGTCGACGAGCTGAATGGCGGCGGAATTCTACCCGAGGATTTAATCATACTTGCCGCCAGACCCAGCAATGGCAAAACTGCCTTTGCATTGCAAATTGCTGCAGATTGCGGTCGCAAAGTCGCTTTTTTTTCGATGGAAATGAGCAAGTCAAAGCTTGCTGCAAGATTGTTAGCGTCTACGTCTCTGCGCAATACAAAGCTGGCGGTAAGAAAACCCTCTGAGGTTCCCTTGGAAATCAGAAGAGATCTGCTTGAAGCCGCAAGTCTGTTGCTTCAGATTTCCGGCCGCATAAAGGTTTTTGATCAAGCAGACCAGACCTTGCAAAGCATACGACGCATCGCAAGAAAACAGGTCGAAGAAGGTGTGGAGCTGATAATTATTGACTATCTTCAGCTGATTACCTGCGAAGGCGACACCCGTGATCAGGCTCTCGCAGCTGCAAGCCGTGGCTTTAAGAATATGGCCAAAGAGCTGCATGTTCCGGTTATTTTGCTTTCGCAGCTTAGCCGCGCATGCGAAAGCGAAAAGCGCGCTCCTCGACTCCACGATTTGCGAGAGTGTGGCGCGATTGAAAACGATGCCGATATTGTCTGGTTTTTACACGACAGCGGCCAGAAGACCGAAGACCGAAACAAAAAAGTTTTCGTTATCCAGGCAAAAGGCCGTGATTCCGGCGTCGGCGCCCGGATGGCGATTTTTAACGCTGATCACCAGCGCTTTTACCGAATCTCAACCCAGGAGGAACCATCTTGAAAATTATCGTAGGCGGCAAAGAAAAACATCTGAGCGAAGTCGACATGCTGGCCATGGCAACCGGCCTGAAGACTGATGATTGCAAAATGATTATCAGCCTGGGCAAGCGCCTGAACGATGCCGAACGTGACCGCGATTACTGGCGCGATCTGGCGATAAAAAACTATCAGAAATATGAGGAAACACTGAAGAATGAGCCCACACGAACAGCCGTGGCTTGACGATTATGCGGCACGACATCGGGCCGAACTTCAAGCCAGATGGGATCAAGACAGCATCGTTTTCGGCATCCAGAATGCCGCGATGCGAACTGTGTTGAACGAGTGCCCGCTGCCGTTGCGAACCCGCCAGGACTGCCTGAGCTGCGGCAATGAAGCATGTCATAAAGCATACAAGGAGCAAAACAAACTATGGCCGGAAAAATGCGACGAACCTGTTTATCCTGCGAACACCATAAACACACGCCAGGCGGCGGCAACGTCACATGTGAAATCAGAGTTGCCAGCTACGGCAAAGTGCCCGGCCCCTGGCCAACCTGCCACTGGTTCAAGCCTCTTCGACCTGCTCCCAAACGATGAGGAGGTCGCGTGAATCAGCAACAAAGCAGAAGGCGCTGCCAGATCTGCGACTATCCGATTTCGGCCGGCCTGCTTTGCCGGCTCTGCGAATCGAAAAAGCAGTGGCTCGAAGAAACAGAATACTTTTGCACCAGCAAAGAATGTGGTCGATTTTTGCCAGGTGCAACACAGCCGGGTCTGTGCGACGTGTGCAAGAAACTCGCCCAAATCCCCGAAAAGCCGATCAAAAAACCGGCGAACGAACCGAAACCCCAGGAGCAAAAAATGATTGAAAAACCAGAATCGACGTGCGAGGTTTGCGGCAAAAAACTGACAAGAAACGGTTTTTGCTCAGCCTGCCACATGCGCAAAATCCGAGCAAACGCACAGACAGAAAAACCCTTATGTAACGAAACCGCCCCAAAAGTAACACAAGAAAAATCTAATGCTGCTTTCGAGCCTGCAGCGAACACTATTCACGCCAGCCCACCACCGAAGCCGGTTGTCGAAATCGAAGAAGCCGACGTTTGTCGCCGCGCGATCAATCAGTATGGCCTGTTGCGGCAGATGGCAAAAGCCGCCGAAGAATTCGCCGAAGCGGCCGCAGCGATTAACCGGCACATGGCAACCGAAGGCAGTCGCGAAGAAATCATCAGCGAACTGGCTGACGTTGAAGTCATGTGCGTGCAGATGCGCATGATATTCGGTGCCGCCCCGATCGACACCGCCCGCGCCGAAAAAGTGGCCAGATTGCACGGGAGGCTGGAGCCATGAATAAAAAACAAGCCTGCCATAACTGCGGCCATTCAAACCAGAGCAGCCAGCCATACAGATTTTGCGAGAAGCGCCGGGCGTATTTTCTGAAGTCCTGGCATTGTTGCGGGTGGGAGCCCATCGCAAAAAAAGCCAAGGGAGGCAAGAGCCATGGAAAATAGCACTACACCAACAAAAAAGCGAGTCTGCGAAACATGCGCCTATGTTCGCCTGGGCGGCTCCGGGTATTACAGAGGCAGCGGCGCAACATGCGGGCATTTTAACGGCCCGAAAGCCGATAAGCTTGTCACCATCGCCTCGACAACATGCAAAGAACACCGCACCGCGCTCGAGCGTGCCGCAGAGAAAATCGTTTATACATCGGTCGATGAAGCAAAGATGAATATTAAAGAAGCGTCGATAGAGGTTGCCACCCTGGCGCTGCAGTTGGAAACAAGCAAGCAAAACCGCACTACCCTCGTAAAACTGCTCAACTCCCGCCTGGCCAAACTCGCAAGGAGTAACTGATGAAAAAACTTTTGATAATTCTGTTTTTGACGACCATAACCGGCTGCAGCAACCCGATCAGCTCTGCCGTGGACAAAGAAGGCGACGAAACCCGGCTCGAAATGCAGAACGAGCTGGCAGCGGCCAAGATCGAGCTGACTGAGGAAATGAAACGGCAGCTCGACCAGGTGCAGGTGAACATCTCCGGTGAAATGATCAGTTTGCTGCAATATTTCACGATCAACGGAGGCCGGCTTTGAAGCTGCCTGTCATACCGAAGCACCACCCGCTCTTAACTTACTCGGGCAACGTGATGCTGCGAGACCTGCGTCAGTATTTGGCTCGGCAGCTGCGAAGGCTGCGCAAAATTAAAAGACTGAAAGGAAACCAACAATGACCATGATTGAAGCGCTCAAGCACTTGTCGCAGCACTGCAAAGCTACAAAGTGCAAAGATTGCGAACTCAACGAAGTTTCAGCATCGACGACAGCCCGGTTTTGTATGTTGCGGAAACAGCCGTCAGACTGGCCGACTTCCGGCCTGTTTCGGCATTTGGTAAAAGAATCGGAGGAGAAAATCGAATGAGTGAAGCAGCAAATCACAAAGCAATGATTAATTTTTTAGATCGAATTGTAAACGACCTCGCAGCCGAGGAGTTACAGTATCTCAAAGATATGGAACGTCATAATCACGAAATAGCAAGACTGCGAACGCAGTTAGGCACCGTTCGTTCGTGGCTGAATATGACCGCAAAGGGGGAAGTATGAGCGATAAAGCTAAAAATTTTATAAAAAAACACTTTTTTTATGATGTGCCGCATTGTGGGGACTATCTAAGCGCCTGCAAAATTTGCCATGCAAAAGCGTGGCTGATTGATGACATACAGCACAAGCGAAACTGCTTCGTAGGTGGAGCTCTTAAAGAACTGGTGAATAATCGAGGCAAAAATGAAAACAGATCATAACGGTCTTATTTACAGATGCTCTTTGTGTAAGGCCAGAGCGGCAAGAATATCCGAGCCAAATTCGGGGCAATGCGATCACGACGGCCACAGAATGAGTGAAACTGCGGCAGATTATTGCGACCAGCTCGAACGCGAGAACGCCGAGCTGAAAAACCGCGTCGATGAGCTTGAACGCAAAGAATACAAACTAAAAAAGGACAATATCGAATCGCTCGATCTGCTTGCCGCTGATACTGAACTGCAAAACCGGCTGGCTGATCAGACCGAAAGCAAGGACAAGGAAATAGCCGGGCTGCAGAAACTGGTTCAGCAGATGAAATGCTGCACAAGCTGCAATAGCAGGCTTTGGGCAGCTACGGGCAAGGGTGATTGCCGGGAATGCAAAGACTTTGATAAATGGACGCCGCAGCAGCCAGAAGCGGCAGAAAGGGGCGGGGGATGAAGCCGATAACGCACGATGAAGAGATCCAGGTCAGGAGACTTGCATGGAAACTTTATGATTTGCGGATTATTACCGGTAAAGAATTCTGCAAACTTTGTAAACGAGCCGAGCGAAGGCCGAAGAGGGCTACTTGAAATCAATAACCAGTCGCTTGCCGAGGGCGGCAGCGGCACGTTCCAGCTGTTTGAGCGAGGGAGAATGTCGTGGGTCTTCAAGTCGCTGGGCGACTGGCCAGGTCACACCAAGGGCGCGGGCGAGATCGGCCAGGGTTTTTCCCTGACGGTTCACTCTGATCAGGAGCGCGGCCTGAATTGCCGCCGAAGGGGCAACGCGGTATTTGTGATCGCCGGCAGAGGGCAGAGGTATTTCGTCTTCAGACTCAAGTCTGCATTCGAGCATCGCGCCCAAGACTTCACCGGCGTTGAATATGCATTCTTCAATCGTTTCGCCGAAAGTGAAAGCCTCTTCGATATCAATAAATTGTGCAATATAACCGTGCTTTTCACCAGGCTCAATTTTAAAAGGATATTCAAAATTCATAGCAGTTTTTCTCCTGTTTGCTTTTCCAGCATTCTGACAAATTTCGGGTCAAGGTCGCCGTTGCCGTGGAACGGAATCGGAACGGGTCGCCGGCCCTGTTTCGTCATTATGTAATGACTGCCGCTGGTTCGTTCATGCTGCCAGCCCTTGGTCTCAAGAATTTTGATAACTTCTCTGGGTCTCATATTTAAAATAATATTACTTTTTTGTAATATGGTCAAGGCAAATAAGGGTGATGAAAATGCCTTTTTTTTAAGAAAATAAAAATACTGCGCCCTTGCCGGGCTCTGGTCTGATTTGCGGCTGTTTTCGGCCACACTATTACTACTTAAACACTAAACAGCCATAGGTGATTAGTAGAGGGTAATCGGTAGCACTCTTTTGGATAGTTTTAAAAAGTCAACACCCTAACGGCGGAGAACCGCACAGCATCGCAATTACAGACCACTCCACCACCCTTAAAAGGTAGATAGTTTAGAAGCAGGGTTACTTTCGATTTAGACACTCGCCAGAAAGATGGAGGTAGCATCATTTTGAAAAGTTTTCAGAAGTCACCGTTAAAACGCCGGAGAAGCGTAAGGCGACCGAATCACGAGGGCACAATCTGGGAAAAAAACGGGTATTATTATGGCAAGATCAAATACAAAGGGGATGTTTACAGAACGCCCAGCCATAAAAGCCGCGCCAGAGCCGAGTGCGCACTAAGAAAATTAACCGAAAAAATCGCCAGTGTAAGAGATTGCAAAACCACCCTGGCCGAATGGGCTGAAGAATGGTTGAGGGCAATTCGGCTCAAGACCGAATATAATACATATCGCAACTATCAAAACGCGGCCAGGCACGCGTGTCGGCATATTGGACAGATGAAGATCGCAGCCATCGAGCCTCATGACGTGACGAGAACATACGCAGATATCTCGGCAGAAGGCTACAGCCCGTCGACGGTATCTCTCATAGCCTCTGCAGTAAAGGCCATGTCGAGGTATGCGCTTTTAAATAACCGTATCATCAAAGATTTCACCCTGGGCGCAATCAAGCCCAAAGCTGAAAAGCGAAAATACCGGGTATTTACAAAGTATGAGATTACGCTGTTTCTATCCCTGATCGACAAGGAGCGCTTGAAATTTCCTCTGCTGTTCGTATTGCTTCTCGGTGTAAGACGCGGCGAAGCGATGGCCATCAAATGGGACAGAATAAACCTTGAAACAAAAACCGTTCTGATCGACAGCCAGGCAGTTTCAGAGGGAAGGGCCAAGGTAGTTAAAAAGCCAAAAACAGAGAGTTCGACGCGCAAGATAACTATGCCAGACTTTTTGGCCCGGCAACTTCAGGCCGTGCCAAAACGCCAGAGAAAGACATACCCTTACAGCTTTTCAAGACTGCGCCCCGAAGCTTTGTCGAGAGACTTTCGCCGGATTGCAAAACAAATGGGCATACCAGATATGAGGTTATACGACCTCAGGCACACCTTCGCCAGCATGTCAATTTACAGCGGCATATCAGCGAAAGAGGTAGCCGACCAGCTGGGCCATTCGTCAGACAAAATCGTCAACAATATTTACGTTCATAAGTCGCCGAGCCAAAACAGCCGGTGCGCAAACCTGTTCGATGAAATCATTTCAGATACGCCATGACGCTCACCGTAACCCGTTCCTAGAGCTTTGTGCGGCTCGAAATCCGCATTTCAAGCCGACTGCTGAATTTTCAGCAGTCGGGCGGGTCCTTCCCGAAGTCGCATCAGATAAGAGTCAAGGCACCTCGGTTACTTTCTGCGCACAAACTTTTTTCAAATTGGAGTGATAGGGAATGAATAAACCGGCATACATCGAGAAGCGCGAAAACCTGCTTAAATTCTTATGTTTGAGCAGAGCGCAGTTTGACAAAATGATCAAGGCGGGTTGCCCTGGCAAGATCAAGGGGCACGGTTACAACCTGATAGCCGTGTGTGAATGGATATACAAGCACCCGCCAAAACGCATCGGCGACAGCAAAGACGAATGTCTTGAGATCGTTCGCGAGATTCTTGCCAGGAATCAGGCCGACCTGAATACTTTTAACGAAGTGATCGGCAAAAATAAACCCGCTCCAAATGCATCGCCAGACAAAAAGCCAGCGAAGCAATCTGCCGGCAGACATGCCAGAGCCGAAGAACCGGCTCAGCCAAAAGACCGGCTCGAACTAGACGAAGCTCTTGAGGCAACCAAGATCTACATGCAGAAACTCAAAGAGCAGATCGACGCCAACTCTCAAGACACCGGTCGACTTAGCGGCGACGATCTGGCCAACTGGAGCAAAACCCTGCTGGCACTGAATGAAGCAGCGAAAAAGACCACCAAGAGTCTGAGCGAACACAGAAAGCTGGTGCGCATAGATGCCGTGCAGGATTACCTGGCCGGCATGCTCAGCACTCTTCGCTCGATCTTCCTGAATCTGCCGGTCAAACTCGCGCCGGTTCTTGAAAACCAGACAAGCGGCAAGATTCAAAAACTGCTCGATGAGGAAATACGCAATGCTCTTGAATACGCACGAAACTACGATTAAGGCGGCTTTGTCGCCTATTATAAAAAAGCACCTTGAGCCGCCGGCGAAGCTCAACCCGTGGCGCTGGGCCGAAGAGAACATCGAGATCAAGTCGACGATCGTGTCGCCGATTCTCGGCTCATATTCTACCAGTCGCATGCCCTATGTCCGCGAAGTGCTCGAAGCATTCGCCGACCCCGAGATAAAACAGATCACCCTTTGCTGGTCAGCGCAAAGTTCCAAGACCATGACCATCGTCATGGGCATTCTCTATTCAATCGCCAATAACCCAGGCAACTGCCTTTTCGTCAGGCCATCGGCAGAGGCGGCAAAAACCCTGAACGAGAACAAGATCATACCACTCATCAACAGTAATCCCTGTCTGGCCAGCCTGAAAACCGGTGTCGATGATGATGTGAAAAAGGGCATGGTTAAGCTGAAAGACATGGTCATTTTCGTTAAGGGCGCAAATCCGAACCAGCTTTCAGCTGAAAGCTGCATGATGGTTATCCTGGACGAAACTGACAAATACGATGACTACAAGGCCGACAAGAAAGAAGCCGATCTGGTGAGTCTCGCTTTTGAGCGCGTCAAGTTCTATACCAATCACAAAAAGATCGCCACCTCGACTCCGTCAGTTGCAACAGGCACTATCTGGCGCCTTTTCCAACAGGGCGACCAGCGAGTGTATATGATGCCCTGCCCCAAATGTGGCGCTGAATTCAAATTCGAGCAAAAACTGTTGAGGTTCGAAGACAGTGAAGACGACTCGGTCGTTGCAGCCACCGCCCACATGGTTTGCCCTCATTGCCAGCAGCAAATAAACGAGAGCGACAAGCCCTCGATGTTGCTGGCAGGCCGATGGGTGCCGCAGAACAGCAACGCGCCGGCAGAGCATCGATCTTATCATCTGCCTGAATTTTATTCGTATCTGACCAAATGGGGAGATCTGGCCGTGAAGTTTACCAGAGCCAACCGCGAATCGAAAATCGGCAACTTTGGCGATCTTCACAACTACGTCAATTCGAGTCTTGCCGAGCCATGGAACCCCACCGAAGATAGTCGTCGTGGTCGAGAAACACTGGAAAAACTCTGTGACAACCGCCCTGAAGGTATCGTGCCTGATGAGGCAAAAGGCTTGACCATCGGCATCGATACCCAGGACGAGCTTTTCTGGTTTTCGGTGCGTGCCTGGGGGTATTCCGCAATGGAAAGCTGGCAGGTAATGTCTGGCCAGCTGGTATCGTTTCAAGACATCGAGCGGGTTTTATACCACACTTTTCAGACTGTCAGCGGTCGACCAATGCGAATATATCGCGGGTTAATGGACTCCGGTGGGCACAGAACCGCCGAAGTCTACGAATTCTGCCGCAAACACCGCAATATTCTTTACGCATCGAGGGGCGCCAGCCACACCATGCCCGGAACCCACAGAATCACCAGAATCGACAAGGACCCGCAAGGCATACCGCTTAAATCAAGCATCAAGCTGATTCACGTCAACACCACGCTGCTTAAAGACCTGCTTGCCGGCAAGCTGACGTTGCAGGCAAACGAACCGGGTGCGTTTCACCTTCACTCGACACCCGGCGAAGCATACTTTCAGCACATGTCCGCCGAATATCGCAACGAAAAGGGTATCTGGTGTTGCCCCGATCATAAGCGAAACGACATGTGGGACTGTGAAGTATTGAATTTCTGCTGCGCCTACCTGCAGCAGTTGAACCTGCTCGATGCCGGCACCGCTCCGGCACCTGCGCCGATTCAGGCGGCATCGGCACCAGCGCCGGCAGCGGTTGCGCCGCAGACAGACAATAATCATACCGACGAAGAGGCAGACGATGACTACAGAGCAAGCAGATGGAGGCGTTGCATTGGCAGGTAAACTTATCGCGAGTGATAAACTTTCTTTGTGGATACGGGAACAACTGACCAGCACCGCCGAATATGTGCCGTTCAGGGGCGGGCGCTGCAACCTTTGCGGCAGATTCTGCAGAACGAACAACACCTCTTCGGCGGGTGTTCGTTATCACCGCTGCAAACATTGCGGCGTAACGTTTAAGACGGTCTGCAAAGAGCCTAAGCGCGAGTGATCTGGCGGTTTTTGTCAGCCGGTTAAAATACTGCGAAAAAAAAGAGTTGGAGAAACTCCAACCTTCGTAGACGGTAGCGCCTCTCAAGTCTTAGAAATAAGTGAACGCGAAAAAAAACGACGTTCACTTATTTCGAGACAGGAGAACAGCATGCAGACCGCCGCCGAACTTCAAGCCTGGCTGACGAAGCTTTATAAGGCTCGAGAAGCGTTGCTGCTCGGCAAAAGCTATGTTGTCAACGGGCGCGGGGTCACCAGAGCCGATGAAGCCTGGATAACGGCAGAAATCGCCAGAACCGAAACAAAGCTGGCGCGTCGATCTGGCAGCGGCGGCACCGATGTTATCTTCGGCAGAGGTGGCAGATGAGACGCGAAACCACCCTTTATGACAAATTCGTCGTCACCGCTGCCAGGGTAATTGGCCTGCTGGCACCGGCCACAGCCAGAAACTACCTCAAAAACCATCTGCAGCTTCGCGGCTACGATGCTGCCGTCACTTTTGGCAGCGTCAATCAGGAATGGCGCCCCGGCTTGTTTTCTGGCGACAAGGAAATCGGAAAGGGTTACCAGGTCGCCACCGAACGAGCCAGAGACCTCGACCGCAATCATCCCCTGGTTAAAGAAGCTCTCAAAGTCAGCTTCGCTTTTTCGGTCGGCACTGCGCTCGACCCGCAATTCAACATTCTGACCGACGACAAAAAGCGCGACGACAAGGCTATCGATCTTATTGAAAACGCTTTCTGGCGCTGGGCCGAAGACTGCACCATCGATGGCAGAGACTGGCAGGACATCAAAGAACTGGTGTTTCGCCACCTGAAGATCGACGGTGAAGTTTTTGTCATCGAGACAGCCGACGAGCATCACCCGTTCAAGCTGCAGCTGGTTGAATCGACACAGCTGTCATCGGTCGAAGGCAACATGAAAAACGGAAACTTTGCCGTCAGAGGCATAGAGTTCAACAAGTTTGGCCGACCCGTCTTCTACCATTTTTATAAAGCCCAGCCCGGCAGTTTTTCGTTGTCAGGCGAAACCGTGGCCGTGCCAGCCAGAATCGTGCATCACATCTATAAGCCGGGTCGAATAACTGAAACACGCGGTATCAGTCACTATGTCTCTGCGGTTATGTCACTTTACGACCAGAACGAACTCTCTGATCAGATTCTTGAGCTACACAGGGTTGCGGCTGCGTTTGGCATTATAGTCGAGTCAGAAGATGTCGAAGCTGTTGCCGGTTTTGGCGAACAGGCGACGGCTTCAACCGAAAAGAAGGTCACCCGCTTCGGCCCGGTGCGCGTTAATCATCTGCGCCCAGGCGAAAGAACCAGCGCAGTTAAACCAGAACTGCCCACCGGCGCTTTCTCTGAGTTCGACCGTTCGTATTTGCGCAAGTGCGCCAAAGGCTTTTCGCAAAGCTACGAAACCTTCACCGGCGACTTTTCGAACGCCAATTTCTCTACGCTTAAAGCTGGCCAGAACAGCGAACGAGCTATTTTCAGACTTGACTCTGATTTCATGATCCGCAAGTTCTGCCGGCCTATCGTTCAGAGATGGCTCGATATTGAAGTGACTCGCGGTCTGAAACTGCCAGGCTACTGGCAGAACAGGGAATATTACCAGCGCATGCGCTTCACCCTGCCGGCTCTGCCCGCGACCGACCCGGTGAAAGACGAAAACGCCGACAAGCTCGCACTCGAAAACGGCACCACCAACCGCCGTCTGATCTGCGAACGCAAAGGCGTCGACTACGAAGAAAACCTCGAAGAACTCAAAGAAGAACAGATTCACTTCGCAAGCTTGCTCGTTCCGACAAAAACAGTCACAGACGGCCCTGCCGACGACGATGACGCGGAAGAGAACGAAAAAGGAGACTTAAAATGAACTTTGAAGATTTTGTGCGCAGCATGGGGTTCGAGCTGAACACGCTGACGCCTGAGCAGATCAGACATTTTGAACAGCTCTATCGTCAGTGCGATACGCGCAACACCCAGGTGGATAACGATAGATTTTGCCGCGCCCTCGGTCTTGGCGCTCCAACTGTCGATGAAAAAGCCAGAAGCGTCGCTGCCACAATTCTGACCGACGCGCCGACATGGATGTATGACTGGCGCAGAGACGGTTGGATACAGGAAGTTCTGCCCATGTCGGCATGTAGAATGCCTCAGCAGATGCCGTTGTGTGACTCTCATAATGCTTTCAGCGTCGCCACGGTTCTTGGCAGCTGCCGCAATCTCAGAATCGATAAAAAAGACGGCCGCGAAGAACTGGTCGCTGATCTCATTTTTGCCAAAGACACCCGCTCTCAGGAAGCTTTCGACAAGGTTAAAGACGGCCATGTCACAGATCTGTCGGGCGGCTATCGCGTTTATGCCGCGCATTACGTCGAAAAGGGCGAAACGTTCACTTTTAATGGCCGCTCATACGAGGGGCCGGTCAAGATCGCCACCGACTGGGCGCCTTATGAAGGTTCATTGTGCCCGGTCGGAGCCGATGAATTTTCAAAAATTCGCGCACAGCGAAGCAGAACACAGGTAACAACCAGCGCTCAGGGCGCTGCAACCAGCCCCGAATCGGGCAAAAACTCACAGGAGGAAAGAACCATGAAGTTTGAAACTTTCTGCCGTAAACTCGGCATAGACGCAGCAGCTCTGACCGAAGCTCAGCGGATTGCCCTTGAGGCACTTTTTGAGGCACGTTGCGGCAAGCTCGAAGACAATGCCGACCTGCCGGCAGAAATCAAAGAGCGTGCCCAGAAGCTGATCAGCGCCTCTGACGAAGAGCGCTCGAGGGGCGCGAAAGCAGAGTCTGAACGCCAGAACGAAATTCGCTCGATGTGTCAGATTCAGGGCGCCGAATCTCTGGCCGAAGACATGATCAAAAACAACGTTTCGGTCGAAGAGGCCAGAAAACAGGTTTTGGCCCACCTCACCAAAGAGCGCCAGGCCGTGCCCGTGATTCGCATGGGCGTTACCGAGGCCGAGAAATTCTGCCGCTCTGCCGTTCATGGCGTCGCCATGCGTTATGGCGTCGAAGTTAAACTGCCCGAAGCCGGAGCCGAAAACTTCAGAGGCCGCAGCATCGTGCGTATCGCTGAAGAACTGCTGCAGCGCAATGGCGTCAATACCAGAAACTTCGACAGTGACGAGATTATCAAGCGTGCCATGAGCACCACCGACTTTCCGGTCCTGCTTGGCAACATCGCCAATCTGCAGCTGCAGTCGGCGTATCAGTATTCTGAAGAAACCTGGCGCGATATCGTGGAAATCACCGACGCCAGCACTTTCCACATCATGACCGTCGCCAATTTTTCAGGCGTTCCGACCTTCTCTGAAATCCTGCCCGGCGGCAAATACAAAGCGGTCAGCTTCGACGAAATCAGCGCCACCAACCAGGTGAAAACCTATGGCTGCGAAATGAGCTGCACCCGCCAGATGCTGGTCAACGATCAGCTTGGTGTGTTCATGAAGCAGATCGCGCAGTTCGCACGCGGCGCCGACAAGCTCATCGGCGACGGCGTCTGGAACATTATCACCAGCAACCCGAACGTGAAGACTTACGGCGACGGCACCGCCAATGCGCTGTTCTCAGCCAAGCACGGCAACCTTATCGCCAACGCTGAAGCACTTGGCAATGTCGGCATGACTGCTCTCCGTCTGGCTTTCAGAAAAATGAAAGACATCAAGGGTGGCGCCGAACTTGGCCTGAAGATGGAAAGAATCGTCGTTCCTTCCGAGCTCGAAGAAGAAGGAATCCTGCTCACTCAGAACCCGATGATGATCGTTGATGGCGTGGGCGTTAAAAACACCAGCGCCGGCACTGCTCTGACGGTCGAGCATCGCCTCAGCGCCAACAGCGACAAGAACTATTACGGCTTCGGTGGCGGCAAAATCATCCAGGTCGCTTTCCTGAATGGTAACCAGGCTCCCGAAATCGTGCAGCTCAACAGCCGCAACCCCGATATGTTCGAAGTTCTTGGCCGCATCGATGTGGGCTGGGCACCGGTAGAACACCGCTACGCCGTTAAAGCAGCCGTTTAATTAACCTGATCCGGCGGCGGGCGATAAACCCGCCGCCAGGCAACGCTGAAAAGGAGAATCGACAATGAAAAAACTAATCTCTGTCGCAGTAATTGCGATCTTTGCCCTCGGCTTTCTGGCCATCATTTCGCAGCCATCATCGGCTCAGAGTTCGATTTATACGTCATCCGGCAGTAACGGCTTTCAGGCCGTGGCAACCCAGAGTCTGACGATTGCCACCGCCACCGCCACCATAATCGGCGTCATGCCCCCGAACTGCAGAGAAATTACCGTTATCGCCAGCGGCTCAAACATCTGCTACGGCGACGCCGCTGTTACCACAACTGGACTTTACCCATACATCGAAGACGGCAAATCTCACACCTTTTACGACATTTCAACCCGTAACCCGTCTATTTACTTCAGGGCGATCGCAACCGCCACCGGCAAGATCGGCATTCTGGCCAAGTAACCAATAATCAGGAGAAATTCACATGAAAAACGCTATTCAGAATTCAAGCAGAGAAATGGACTACGTGAACGCCAGCGGCGTCGATATCGAGTCTGGAGAACTGGTGCCGCTCGAAGTCACCGGGAAATCTTTTGTGGGTATCGCTCTCGAAAAGATTCCCAACGGAGCCAAAGGCGTGCTGATCGTCTCTGACTTAGTGGCGGAAGTGCCCAAGGTCGCAGGTGCCGCCCTGTATCGTGGTGGCGTTGCCGCCGTCGGTTCAGCCGGAAACACCATCACCGCTGATACCAGCGCTACAGAAACCATCAGCAATGCCTTCATCTGGGAAGACGCCGCCGCCGACGCTACCGTATGCAAGCTGGCTCTCAGATAAAGATACCTCTGCTTCTGCAGATCGACCCGGTTTTCGGCTGGACGGGAATCTCTTTCAGGTTCCCGAACAGCTGGAGACTGACGGCGGGCGAGGTTGCAGAATACATCGACCGGCAGATTCACCTGGTCGCCACTGGCCAGACAAAGGCACGAAGACGCAATCACAAACGCCGGGCACGCATTGGCGGCAGCGAGAAGTGACATGACGACACTCAAACAACAAATGATCGAAGACGCCGAGCAGATTCTTTTCAACACCGAAGAATTTGCATCGATGGGCACATATGCAGCTGGCTCGACAACGGCCAGCATCAGGATCATTGTCGACGAAAATAAAGACCGGCTGGGCGATGGCACCTCTGACGCCACCATCAGCGGCCTGGTGTCTGAAATTGATGAGCCTGAACACAACGGCACTATCGCCTGTGAAGGTAAAGTGTGGCGCGTTGTTATGGTTGTAACCAAAGACGATCTGGTATGGCGTGCAGCAGCGACTCGCGACGAAAGGTTCAGAATGAAATGAAGTTGACTATGCAGGTTAAGGGCGTCAAAGAGACTTTGCAGCGTCTTGAAAAAATCAGGAAGGCTACAGAGAAAGCACGCTTTATCGCTCTGCGTTCTGTCGGCAAAATGGTGCGGGAAGAAGTCATCAGGGCGGCTCGCGGCTCCGGCGCCTATGGTTTTGAGTCCAACAAACTCGGCTGGCCCGCTCTGTCTCCATTCAGCCGGCTGATAAAAAAATCTGCCGGAGCGAAGCGCGATGCTTTTAGCTGGGCAAAAGACAACGAGGATATGGTTGAACACTATCTTTCCGAAGAGGGCGCCCGCCAGAAAAAATTGCTTAGCAACAGGTTTATAGCCAGCTACGGAAACATGACCAAAAAATCCCGCGACGGCATGTTTACGGCGGCGAATAACCAGGCGCTGGCAAGAATGCGCAAAGACGCCAACTGGCAGATCTACATGACGAGAGAGCGAGAGGCGGCACTGAAGAGGCGCCGTCGACTTGCACAAGGCAAATCGACGAGAAAGAGTCGATATACTGGCATCACGACGGCTACTGTGGCCCCAATGCTTAAACTCATCTCTCTGGTCAGATACCACGTCGACCCTAAAACAGGCGCCGTTAAGGTCGGGTTCTACCAGAGGCAGGGAGATGCCAATACCGCATTCAATATCGAGCAGCTGGTCAGAATGAATGCCAACGGTGGAACACGGACTCTGACCAGGAAACAGATCAGGTTTTTTCACGCCATTGGCTTCCACGTCAAAGGCAATACGGTTGAGTTACCCCGCCGCCCATGGATAGGGCCGGTTAAACAGCAGTTACTGCCGAATCTGAAAAAGCATTACCAGGCAAAGTTTGCCGAGTATTTTAAAAAAGAAAGCGCTGCAACCAAATGAAAACGCTCATCGACCTCATAGTCGCGGCAATCGAAGCTGACGCCAGTCTTGCAGAATGGTGTGAAACCAACTACGAGAGCGGCCCCTACCTGACTATCGGGGTTGCGCGACACGACGCGCCCAGTCTGGCCAACAGTCCGGCCATTAATATTTTTCCGTTTTCTCGCCGCAAGGATTCGAGCCAGAACTATTACATCTACGGCCTGGGTGTTCATGTTGCGATTGTTGAAGACGGCATTACCGTTGCCGGCAATCGCACAACCTATACAGGCATAGAGCGGGTTGACGAGTTTGCCCGCATGGTCGAAAAAATTGTCACTAAAACCATGAACGCCAACGGCTACGCCAGCGTTCAATCTGACGATCTGACAGACGTATGCGAGCCGCCGTTCTTCATGGCGGCGATTACCTACGCTGAAGTTCGAGTAAGTTTAATTCCATAAGGAGAAGCAATATGCCTCTGTTAACTAGAAATCAGCTACTGTTGGTCAAGGTAGAGAACATAAAAGGTCTCGATGCCGCGCCAACCGCAGCGCTAAACGCGATTTTGGCCGACCTGGTCGACGTGTCTTTTGACATTCAAAAGATCCAGGCACCTGAAGTCAGGCGTTCTATCTCAGAAGCGCCTGAGAGGCCAGGTCGCAAAAAAGCCAGCTTTACCATCAGAGTTGCCTTAAAGGGCTCCGGCGAAGCCGGCGTCGCGCCGGAAATAGCTCCGCTGCTTCAGTGCTGCGCGTTGAAACAAACCATTGTCTCTGATGTTGGCCTCGAAGAAGTTAATTACAAGCCCGTATCTACAGAGGCTGACATGAAAACCGCCACCGTGCATCTGTTTTATGACGGCAGAGCGGTCAAGGCGGTCGGCTGCACTGGTAACTTCAGCATCTCAGCGCCCCCTGGCGAAATTGCCATCGCCACATTCAATCTTCAGGGCTCATTGTCTTTTAACGGCGACGAGGCTATGCCGTCTGGCGAATCCTACCAGGATGTCACCGCTGCGGTTGTTGAATCGGGAAACTTTTCATTCGGCTCATTCGATGCCGCCGTTGTCAACAGCTTCGCTCTCGAATCTGGCAACAATATCATCGATCGCCTGGATATCAACAGCGTAGGCGGCTTGCATTCGTCAATAGTTGTTGGTCGAAACCCCTCCTGGAGCGCTGCAGTAGAAGCCACGAAAGAGTCGGTTAAAGCCTGGTGGGGAAATTTCATCGGTCGGGTTAAAGAGGCTATTTCGCTCAACGTAGGAGCCACACCCGGCAATATAGTCGAAATCGAGTTGCCGCAGGCGTTGCTCAATGATGGCGTAACCCCGGCCAACAATAATGGAATTGTCTCATTCAATCTTTCCGGGCAGGCGCTCGAAGAGAATGGCGACGACAATTATACACTGACGTTCAAATAAGGAGCATAATCAATGCAAACCAAAGACAGCTATCTGGTAAAAATCGACAACAGTGGCGCCGGCAGAGTTCTTGTTACGGTTGCAGGCAAAACAATGCCGCTTCGATATACGGTCTATCAGCAGGAGCGCCTGATCGACCTGTTCAAGCGCAGACCCGAGCAACTCAAGGCGGCTGAGGCGGCAGAAACTCCCGTGTTGAAATATCTCAGCGACCTCGACATGGACATCTGTGAAATAGCCCTCAACCCCGACCCGGAAGCGATAGCCATTACCCGCGAAGAACTGGTCAAAGCCATCGATATCGACCAGGCACGCATGCTGGCTGATTTCTGGCAGCGCGAAAAGGTCGGCAATATCATCGAGAAAAGCGCCCCGCCACAGGGAAACTGAAAAAGGCGGACCCGGCAGCGCCGAAACGATTATTTCTGAGGGTCTGCCGGGCCTTTCACTGCACGCCTGCGCAAATTAGGCGCGTCGAAGTGAAGGATTATTGCGACATGCTTGAGAGTCTGGGCGAGGTGCCGGCGGTGGATGAGGCTTTTTATTACGCCTTTTGTGGTAGCAACAAAAAAGAGCCGCCGAAAACAAGTCTGGCCTCACCAGCAGAGCGCAAAAAATTTCTTGAGGCTGTGGGTTAATCAATAAATCTGCTGATCGGAGAAAGCATAATTTTAAAAAAGCCATAAACAATCATCAGGATGAACGCCCACGCAATCACGCCGACCACATTGTATCCCGCGTAATGCAGGTGAAAACCGATAGGCGATAGCAAGATGATAATTACGACTAGCCAGTTACCGATGCGTTCTTCAAGAGCTTGCCGCTCGGCTGATTCGTTGTTTTTCTGTCCGGTCATAACGCCCTCCACGATTTGTCCCTCTCTTATTAATTATACACCTCCCTTGTTAAAAGTAAAGGTTGTCTCATGAGCAATGATGTCTCGATTTCGTTTGGAACCGATGCCGACAAACTGAAGCAGTCACTCGAAGCTCTCAGCGGTTCGGTGATGACCCTGAACGGCTCGCTTGCCGCAACAGCCGGCCAGTCAAGCCACTTCAACGACAAGCTGAACGAACTGGAAAAGAACGCTGAAAGAGCGGCGCAAGCCCAAAAGCAAACATGGTCAGCGCTTGCCCAGGGCGTTAATGATTCGCTTGAAATTGTGAAAAAGGGCATCGCCGGACTGCAGAAATCCTTCTCTTATTTGCGTGAGGGCGCAGATATTGCGGAAGCTGGCCAGAATTTCAAGGCCTTCGCGAGATCGATCGGCAAAGACTCTGAAGCAATGGTGGCCGCTCTGCGCAAGGCCACGCGCAACCAGGTTTCAGATATCGAACTGATGCAGGCTGCCGTGACCGCTATGAAGACGGGCGTCACAACAGACACCGAGGCGCTGAGCAAACTTTTTGAAATTGCTGATGCCAAGGGCGATCTTTTCGGGCTCTCTCTCTCTGAAGCCTTCGACAAAATCACAAGGGCTATCGCCAAGGGCGAAAAAGAAGCGTTTGTAACTCTCGATCTGTTGCCGAGAAGGTTACTGGACGCCAGTAACTCGGCAGACCTTCTGAAGAACCGCACGCAGCTGCTTTATGAAGTTTTACGCCACGGCGAAAAAGACATTAAAGCCCTTAGCCAGATTGGCACAACGTCTTCCGACTCTTTCAACCAGCTTGAAGCTTCAATAAAAAATCTTAACGACTCAATCAAAAAAGACCTGAGCGGCTCGCTGATGCCCCTGGTGGAATATGTCAAAACCGACGCCTTGCCTGTTGCACGCTATACCCTTGAACTGGTTGGTGAATCAGTGGCGTCACTCACGAGCCTTAATGAGGCAACAGGCATGCTCAACAGCACCCTGGCCGTTGCTACCGGATATATGGCCGGTATGGCTCTCGGGAAAATGATTACGTCTTTCGGTCAGCTTGCATTGGCCATTAAAAATGCATCCAATGCGCAGGCTGCGTTTAATGCGGCTACGCTTGCAAATCCGTTGGGTCTGAAGCTTGCGGCTGTAGCATTGTCACTCTATGCTGTAAAAGTTAAATATGATGAACTTGCCGCCAGTGAATACGCTGCGCAAAAAACCGCCGAACTGGCCAGCCAGAGCGTGGCTGGGAAAACGCGTGCTGAGCTAATTGAGCTTGAAGACAGATTGCGGCAACTCAAAAACGAATATGCACAAGTTGATACGGATATAAAAAACAAGTCAAACGAATGGGCGGCATTCCAGAAATCGCGAATGAGCACGCCAGTTTTTGGGAAAGATGAAAACGACAGATTTTCTGAATCAATAGAGCGGCTCGTGGTTCAGCAAAACAAATATAAAAACGAAATAGACAGGGCCGAAGAGGCTCTGACTGGCGTCCGAAACCGCCTGAGAGAAATTGAGGGCGAACAACAAAAAATAATAGACGCCAGGGCGCTGGCGGGCTGGGGCGCAGAGCTGGCAGGATTGAACAGCGAGAGCCTCGCAGACAGAATGATGGGGTTCAGTATCGGCGGGCTATATAGCGGCACTTTCGCAGATTCGAAGCGAAGCCAGGACGCGGCGAACGCACGCGCCGCCGAAAAAGAGCGCGATAAAGTCATTAAGCGGCTCGAAGACATAAAAAAGCAGGCTGATACCAGCTTCGCCGATCTTTTTGGCGCGGTTAAAGTCGATCTCAAACAATCAATTCAGTGGATGCACGAAGCGGGCATGGCTGCGATGGGTTTTGCCACCGGACTTGGCCAGCTTAACCCGGAGCTGGGCAAGTTTCTCGACGAAATGAAGGCTTTGTCAGACAGCGGTGCCACAATATCTGCCGTGGGCGACGCCTTGCGTGATATTTCCAATCTGGATTTTTCGAAAATTGCCAGCGATATCGGCTTTTTGTCTGATGCTCCAGCCACCCTCGCCACCCTTGCCATGATGAATCAGATGAGTGGCGGCTTGATGGCTGCGCCGGGAGTCGCACCCGTCAAGCAGGAATCGGCAGCAGCGCAAATGGTATATGCAGCCAGCGGCGGGCTCATCGGAAACTATGGCCGCAATGTCTTCGAACAGCAGCTCAAGACACGCTTTGCCGATGTTCAGGATGCCGCCAAAGATGTCAAAAACGAATTTTCTGACGCAATCGCCGACGCCATCACAGAAGGTTTTACCCGCGCCGACTTTTCGGGGTTCGCCCAGTCTCTTGGTGCCGGCATAAGCAGCATTGTAAGCGGCGCCCTGGGCGATACCGTTTCTTCTTTGCTCAATCAAAAAAACATGGGCTCCTTAACCAGCGGCGGCGGCTTGTTCAAACCCATATACACGAAGAACGCAGCCGGAGGCACGTCTTTAAACTGGGGCAACCTCGGCACAAACCTCGCAATCGGCGCCACCGTTTCTTTTTTAACATCCCCCGGGCGACTGTTTGGCGGGCGCGTTGTGCATGGCCAGGAACACTTCAATACTTCATCATCCCTGAATGACCAGGTTAATCAGGCGAAAGAGTTGCGTGATCAACTCTACATTCAAGCCGGCATTACCGAAACGACCCGCCAGCTGCTCGGCGAGGCCGAATTTTATTACACATGGGTAAGAAAAACCAAGTCTGGCAATGGCATCACCAGCAAGAAAACAACCACCTACCTTCTTGAAGGCAGTGACCAGGCACAGAGATCTATTAACAATATAAAAACTTTACAGGAAGCCGTTATGGGCGAACAGGCCAAAAGATCATACGATCTCTGGCAGATCAGTCGTAACGACAACATTAAAGCCCTGCAGCTTTCGGCTCAAGACGCAGAGGGAGCATATAACGCCAGTCTGGCCATGAACACGAACAGCCCGGAAGTTCAGGCGCTTCGCAATCAGCAGGAGCAATATCGAACCCTGATTGCAGCCGCCCAGTCGCAACTGGACTACGCACGCACAAGACCACAAAACAACTGGAATATCAATTACCAGGGGTTTGCCAGTCAAATCAACGTATATCAGCGGCAAATCGCAGAGCTGCAGGCGCAGATCGATGCAAGTTCCGGTTTCAAATATTCAGAAGCAGAAAGAACGAATGCCTTGAGAGCCTATGAGCAAGCTAAAATAGATCTCATATCAGCGACTGAAGCCGGGCGGTCAAACCTGGCCTCGCCGTTCCTGTCAGATGTAAATCTGGCCAGCATGGTGAGCCCCGATATACTCTCTCAGATTCTCGGAGACACGCCGCTTTCGGGTAATACGGCATCCATTCAGGCACTGCTGCCGCTGCTGGAGAAAGCTGGTTATCAAGGTTACGATATTGCCAGAGCTTTCGATAATGCCGGAAGCGACCCAGCCAAACAGCTAGACGCCTACAGGCAGCAGCAGAATGTATTCGAAAGTGCGCTTTCGACTTACGAACAGCTTGCGGCAGATGCTAAAGCTGAATCTTTAAATACGAGTCTCAGCGTCGAAGAGCAGGCGGCGGCGTTTCAACGATGGCAGGAAGCGTTCGACGCCTTTCTGCGCGTGCAGGAGCAGATCGAACAAAATACGCGCACCATCGCCGACATCGAGAAGCAGGGCCTGCTCAATAGCGTCGCCGATAAAATCAGCGACGCTCTGACCGTGGTAGGCGAGTTTATCGATCAGAAGGGCGGCGACCGGTTTATCGCATATCGCCAGCCCATGACCAAAGAAGAATTGCTGGCGCTTTTGAAGGAATTGTATGCCGCAAAAGACCCGGAAAAATATTCCATCATTCAGGAAATTATAGATGACACCAGCGAACTGTCTGTATGGGGGGGGTAAATGAAACTGTTGCCTGACTACAAAATGTATACTATCGACACCATAACCGCCAGCAGCGTTAACGCTCTTTTTCCGGCTGCGAATCTGAAAGAGTATGATCCTGCCGTGATTTTCAAGGCAGCAGGTTTTCTCGCCGACGTGACGCTCGTCATCGATCTTCTGGTTGCCAGATCGGTAAAAAATATCTGGCTGAACAACGCCAACTTTGTCAATGCAACGCTGCAGGCTAACGACATCAACTCATGGACCAGCCCGGCCGTTTCGAAAAACGTTACCATGGCCGCAGACGATGTTGGCGTCATCAAGGGATATTTCGAATTGAGTCTGAATTCATACAGGTATATCAGGATACTGATCCCCGTGCAGGCCTTAACCGATGGTGAAAACGTTCCGTCGCTGGGCAACGTAATTGTGGGTTCTGATGTTGCGCTGTCGCCTGTTTCCAAGTGGTCGCCCGATGTTAATCACGAGTTTTACAGTTTCGTTGCTGACGGCGGCAGCTATTTCAAGACGCAAAAAACAAAACCCAGACACGTTTTCGGCGTTGCCATGGAGCATATAACAAAGCCAGATTTTTCGGCCTTGCCTTTAAACGGCTGGCAGCACGCCATTGTCTTTACCGACCTCGGTGATGTGGCCGATTCTTATCTGGTTTACCCGCCAGCTGGCAGAAAAAGCGAGGTTCTGAATAACCTCGACTGCTCAACCGATTTTGTTCTCGAGGAGCTTGTCTGATGCGAATCACAATCACAACGACAGAAGCTGCTGTTTACAAATTTGCCGGCAGCACAGTTGCAGACAATGTGAACGGTATTTATCGCGGCAGACTCATCAACCAGCTGAATCTTGCACGCTCTTTCTCTGATCTGGGTTCAAATCTTGCCACGCTGACACTGCAACTGATAAATCACGACAAGATCATACCTGACAATGTCAATCTATGGGGTGCATCCGTAGAGGTCGAAACTGTTGCCGGCCACAACTGGATCGGTAAAATCACGGCATACGAAAGCAGTGCCGACGGAAAGCTTATCGTCACAGCAACAGAGCGCACGGTGCCGGAACTCTCGCAGTATTTGCCTGATGAATTTATAAAGCTGACGACCGTCACATCCGATGTGCATTCTTCGTCGCTTAAAGCCACCATCCCCCTTGTAGTGGGTGGCAGCACGGCCAGCCCCATTGACGTAAAGGGGATTTTAAAAAGCAAGACCGACGGCATTTATTATCTGTGCGTTGGAGAAATACACGAAATTGTCAATGTTCGAGTGGGCGACAAGACTTTGACGCGTGCCGAAGCGGAGTCTGCCGGCTACATGACTTACACCGGCAGCGCCTCTCAAAGCCTGGAACCGGGCATTGCCTATATTCAAATTACGGATCCGAATCTGAGAAAAAATGACGATGGCACCTATGTGGAAATCGGCGCCGGAGTCGTCGGCCTGAAGCTGGGCACTCACACAGCCGACGAATGCCGCAACGGCGCAAGATTTTTGCTCTGGTTGTTGAAAACAGCCAGAGTGGGTGCATGCGAATGGGGTCTGGGTATTTCGGAATCAGACATAGACCTGGCAACTTTTACAACGGCCATTGCCGATGTCGATGCCGAAGGCCTCAAACTCGACGGCGTTATATATGATCGCAGAGTAGCGCAAAGCTGGATAAACGAAATCTGTCGATGCATTCGCGGCAGCTATGAAATCGGGGAAAATGGTAAACGTCGCCTGTTCATAAGCAAGGCGTCGGATACCAGCAGCTATACTTACACTAAAAACAATATCGAGCTGGTTCGCTTTGGTGTGGGTGCTTATACCGGCCGGGTTTTCAATCTTGGCCGGCTCGATTATGCTTACAACCCAATTACGGGCTTGTTTATGCAGTCAGCATATTTTCAAGACCCAGACAGCATCGCCGACATAGAAGAACAGGAATTTACAGGACAAAGCTATCTGTTGCGCGACCCCGCCACAGCCCAAAAAATTCTTGAATATACCTGCCGGCGTTCCCTGCTTGGCGCCAATAAGGTTTTATTTTCCAGCCGGTTTCTGCCGGCGAATTGCCGCCCCGGCCAACTGGTCACCATCGACTACCCAGAGCACAGTATCTCTGGCCTTTGGAAGATTGTCAGTCTGCAGATCGGCGACCATGTCCACCGCATCGAGGCCGAAAAGTTCGACGCCTCGATCTTCACCGTCGGCACTCCCGGAACCGCGATCGACTGGTCAAAAGACCCGCCCATTATCCCGACCATCAACCCGGGCGCTGCATCCGGCCTGACGCTTTCGACGGAATTAACACGCGCCGCTGACGGCACCAATATCATCACACTGTCTGGTAGCTTCACTTTGCCGGCGGAGCGCGGAATGTTCGCAATCTTGGAATATGGCGAAGGCCTTGAGCCGACGGCCTGGGTTAATTACTGCGTATTGCGCGGGAATACATTCAAAATATCTCCTGTTAAACCGGCTCAGATATACTCGGTTCGGGTGCAAATGGCGTCTGTAACAAGCCGAGGGGATTACATAACCGCATCAATTACCACGGCCGGCGACACAGAGGCCCCTGCTGCACCGATGATTTCGGTCAGCGGCAGCATGCAATTTATGCAGGTTTTAATGACGCTTGAAAGTCCGCCTGACGATATGGCAGGTTTTGCGGTTTATCGCGGCACAACCAATAACCCGAATAATGCCGTAAAAATCGGCACAGTGCCCAATACCGACGGCCAAGCCAGATTTACAGACCGGATCAGCAACTACAACACCGCATATTATTATTTTGCTAAAGCGTATGATGATTGGGGCAATCTCAGCGACTTTTCTAATGTTTCGCCGCCGATGCAGGCCTTCAAAATACTAGATGCTGATATTTTACGCCAGCTTACGCCGGCTGAATCGCTGAATACCGACCCATATTTTGCTGATTATTCTGCCTGGGCCGGCGATGTTTATGGTTCTTCTGCCGATAGCCGAAAATTTGTCATTTTTAACGACGGCATTGCGGGGGCAACAGGCTTTAAAAGCATGCCCGGCGAAAAGCTTATTTTTGCCGTCAACCACGATCGGCTGATTCCCTATGATTCGACGCGGCATTATGTTTTGTTTGCTTATATGCGTGCCACGGGCGGATCTCACGGCCTCGGCTTTGCTTTTTATAACGCTGACAAAGCGCTGCTGGCGCAATGGAGCATAGAGACTGCATCGGTTGACACAAACTTCTTGTGGCAGCGTTTCAGCAAGGCTTTTACGAGTGTGCCCACTGGAACTGCTTTTATTAGCCCGATGATTATTTGTAATAACGACGAAACGGCCGGTGTTGTGCTTGACGTCCAGAAATGTCAACTTCGAGAAGTAATCACGTCAGATATTCTGATCGCCAACGAAGCGGTCATCACCAATGCAATCCAGATTCTGACCGGCATCATCAACAATGCGCATATAGCCAACCTTGACGCCATCAAAATTACATCTGGCACGCTCGATGTCGGTCGCCTGGCTGCGACGGTTGCACACGTAGAGCAACTCGCCGTTATCGGAAGAAATTTACTGTCAGACCCGTCTTTCTTAGAAGTGCCGAAGGGATTTTCTAACGGTGCCATCACAATCAACGGCGATCTTGAAAACGTGTTTATTGGCGAAAGCTTTGACTTTGGCGGGTGGAGCATTGCAGCAGACACTTCTCAAGCGCTTTTCAGCGTTTGGACGTCGGTCTCGCCACTGGTTCCAATCGGAAACGGCATCCATTTGATTCTTGATCTGAACACGGCAAATCGGGCATACATTGGCCAGCGTGTCAAAGTAATGCCGCTGCAACATTACAGCTTCAGCGCATACATCGCGATTTTAGAAACCGCTGCCAATGTCGATCTGGTAATAGCCTGGTATGGTGGAGAAACATATATTTCCAGAACTTCTGCGCAGGTGCAGGGTGACGTCGACGAATTGCAGCGGGTTTTTGTAAACGGTCAGGCACCTGTCGGGGCAACACATGCCATAGTTTATATCCGTCTGGAGACCATGACTGGCACTGGTTATCGGCATGTAATTCTTTCTGCTCCTCAGTTCGAATATGGCGAAGAGCCTACCGCGTGGGTGGGTCGTGAACAGGGAACGATTACCGCCGATCGTATTTTTACGGGACTGCTTAATAGTCTGAATTATCAGGAACCGCTGACACCCGGAAATTTCGCCGAGTCTGGCACATCATATGATCTACAGACTGGAGCGATAACGAGTAAAACTCTTAGGCTTGACGAAGACGGTAATTTAAAAATTAAGGGCGACATCAGTGGTTCTTCCGGCACTTTTTCCGGCGTGGTAGGCGGTGGTTACATAAAATTAAATTCGTCGGAAATCTTGACAGACTGCGTAGACCCAGTTGACCAGAATGTATATATCAAAATAGCAAAATACACACACGGAATCATGGACATGGCTGCGAATATTCAGCCATTTCTGCGTATCTTAATAGGCGTCGATCTTTTCGAAATTTCCGGCAGCTGTGCGATACAGTACCAAGGCAACGGCTGGGATTTTGCGCAGGTGCGTGTGATATCAAAGCGGTCTGATAAAAACTACAGTATCTGTTTTTATAAAAACACCTCAGATGAATATCTTTATATCAAGATTTATAGCGCCACCGGCTTTCCTGTCACACAGGGCGGAACGTTGACGCTGGGCTCAACAATTAAAATCATCGAATCTATCTATTCCGACGACGAAATTGCCCTTGTAGCGCCAGCTGGCACGCTTGTATTGCAATATACAGAAACCTCTTCCTCTAACGGCTGGTCGTCGGGCACCGAATGGTGGCGTCAACACGATGACGGTTGGCTCGAACAGGGCGGTTTTGTTGCTGCCTCCACGGAAAACGAGATTGTTTTTTTGCGCCCATTTGCGAACACAGATTATACGCTGATCGTTACTCCAAATCAGGCGCATAATCCGGGTGGCAATAGCTGTATCACAAGCAAGACGACCACCGGCGCAGTCGTGTCACATGTTGACAACGGCGGCGAAAACGCAGACAGGCCGTATGGAAAATCAATGGCTATAGCATGGCGTGCATGCGGACAGGGAGCATAGTTATGATCATACCACCACCACCGGAATACAGTATAAGCGCCCCTGCGCAGCCATCACCGGCTCTCGACGCCTTTACCGGCAAACAAGGGTATGTTTTTGCCTCTCCGGAAGAAGCCCTCGCCGGCGAAGCAGCAGAAAAGCTGATGAGCCCGCTGACAACCAAACAAGTTGTCGATGAAGCTGTGCCAGACTGGGCGACACTGGAAGATGCTGAAATCGGGTCTGTCACAGATAAAATCATGAGCCCTGCCACAACAAGGCACGCCATCGAGAGAATAGGAACTGGCACGGGTGGCGGCACCGTCAGCGTCGAAAATATGGAAGAAGTATGGAGTGTGCTGCTGACTATCGGCGGCGATAATCCGGGCACCGTCGAATCACTACTTGATCAGCTAAACGGCGAAATCGTAACCGGCATCAACCTAGGTAATCTTTATTCAATGGCCGACAGCCTGAACGGAGAGTTTGTATGACACTTGCAAGTAAGCTAAACAAGGCATTAACAACAAAAACCGAGATCAAAACGGCAATCGAAAAATACGGCGTCGAAGTTATATCAGAAAAATTCGCAGACTACCCCGCTTACATCGCCGACATCATAAACCACATCGAGGCCGGTGGGATAGAAATTGTTGGCGCAGTCAATCGACAGGTGAAATTGGGCGAAACACTATCTGCTGGCGCTGTGATTGATGTGGTTGGAAATGTGTGGGGCATCTCCTATAAAAAGACTAACGATGTCGATATTATGCCTAGCTCCTACGGCACCTCCTGCGCGATGTCTGCTGATGGCCAGTTTTTGGCGGTCGGTATCTATGGCGGTTTTGTAACCTATAAATGGTCAGCGATAAACAGCCGCTATGAAAAAACGAATAGTCCCGACATTGTCGATTTTTCGTCAGGTGTTTACGCGTGTGCGATGTCTGCCGATGGCCATTTTTTATTTGTTGCCTCGCGTTATGGGCGTTCTTATAAATGGTCAGAAGCAAATAATCGTTATGAAAAAACCGCTAACCCAACATATAATCCAACTGGCTATACTTATGGGGCTAGTATGTCTGCCGATGGCCAGTTTCTTGCGGCACCTAACGGTAATTCGCCTTACTTATATACTTTTAAGTGGTCAGAAGCAAATAATCGTTACGAAACAACAAACAATCCAGATATTGCTCCGGGAGGTGGCAAGTCCTGCGCGATGTCTGCCGATGGCCAGTTTTTAGCGGCAGCAGCTAACAGTGCGTTGCCTTACTTATCTACTTTTAAGTGGTCAGAAGCAAATAATCGTTATGAAAAAACAAACAATCCAGATGTTGATCCGGGAGGTGGCAATGCCTGCGCGATGTCTGCCGATGGCCAGTTTTTAGCCGTTGGGCATCTTAATGCATCAAGCTCACCTGCCTATTTAACGACATATAAATGGTCAGAAGCAAATAATCGTTATGAAAAAACAAACAATCCAGATTTTGCTCCTAGCGGCGCCGTTAGCGGCGTAGGCATATCTGCCGATGGCACATATTTAGTGGCTAGCCATGCTGGAACCGTGCCGCCAGCTGGGTTTGTGACATATAAATGGTCAGTAGAAAATGCCCGTTACGAACGGGCAGGTTTTCCTGATGTTGCGCCGCCAAGAACACCTTCCGGCAATATAGGGATGTCGTCAGACGGGGTATACTGTGCCGTAGCATTCGATATCCCAAGTTATTTAATAACATACAAACTAAACATTGCAGGCCACGACCTAAAAGCGTATGCATCACAAAACAAAATGTGGCGCATGAATTCGCACTACACCGGGGTTTTATCGGCAGCGGGTGAGGTCGGCGACATCGTCGTCGCAACAATGCTTACAAAAACACCGGGCGACCCGCTTGAAGTGTTCGGGCCAAATCCAGGAGAAGAATAATGTCACCATCAGCCGAAGAAAGACTATCAGCGCTTGAAACGGAAAACACGCACACAAAAGAACTTTTGCGTGAAATCAAAACCGAATTAATGCGATTGCCGCGCCGCATCAGCAAAAACACACAAGCACAGCTGGCCGATTGCCGAGCAATCCAGGACGCCAAGCACGTCCACAAAATGCCCGCAGGCGCAACACCCGCAGACGATTACAGCTGGATAAAAAAGGCTGTGGTGGCACTGATGGCAGTCGGCAGCGTTATTGGCGGCGCGGTCTGGCAGTATCAACAGGTGAGCGGTGGCAAACCGCCCGCAATAAGCATGAGTCAGGAGGGCAGCAAGTGAATAACCTTCTTCCGGCTGAAAGGCCTTTTATCAAAACGGTTCCGCGTCGTGACTGGCTGAAAAGCGACGAAACCCCGAAATATGACAAGCACAAGCCGGCCAGAATCGTTGTGCATCACTCTGCAGCGCCGACAGCTAAGCAGTTCCACGGCGACCAGACAATACAGGCCATCCATCGGTATCACACCGTTGACAACAAGTGGTCAGACATTGGCTATCATTTCTTGATCAGCCCGGACGGTTCAACGATTTTTGAGGGCCGACCGGTCGATGCAATCGGCGCACACTGCGGCGGAAACCCGCCTGCGGGCGTGACTCGAAATTTCGGCAACACTGGCAGCATCGGCATCTGCCTTATTGGCGACTACGATAACGAGCAGCCGACTGATGCAGCCCTGCGCACTTTATCGGTCTTGATCGTCGACCTTTGCGAGCGGTGGCAAATCGACAGCCGGCAGATTTACGGGCACTGCGAAGCCTGGTCGCGACCGCCGAAGAGCTGCCCAGGCAAAAACCTGTTTGTCAGCCTGTTCGGCCGGAACCGCTGGGAGGCCTTAAAAATCTGAGGTGGAGGCATGGAACTAAATGAAGCGCTCAAAGTCATCACGGAAATTGCAGAACGGGCTGAACGAACCGCCAGAGCTGCCGAAGCCGCCGCAGAGGTGGAGCGAAGACGACGAAAAGAGCAGAATGATCGAGCGCCGTCAGAAACAAGCGCGGGGCGAAGAAATCTGCCCTGAATGCGGCGGAATAATCTGGAATCTTGGCACTTGCCGCCGATGCGGCGATTGCCGGTGTAAATTTTAAGGAGGCTAACGCCATGATGGAATTTTTATCGCGTAATCTCGACACTGTTCTTTTAATCGCCCTGCTGGGCTTCAAATTGCTGGAATTCATCGCGCCAAAGACCGCGACAACGGCAGATGACAAGATCGTCAGCGCAATCAGCTGGGCACTTGCGCATGCAAACAGCGTTTTCAATATCGTTGAAGACCTGAGCGCTGCCGGCTTAATCAAGGTTAAAACTGAAGCCTTCCGCGAAGAGCTGCAGAAGCAATACCGCAAGGTTTACGGCAAAGACCTGCCACAGCAGGCAGTCAGCGCCGCTGAAAACATCGCTGCCGGTCTGGCTGCTGAAGATCACAACGTCAAGCGCATCGCTGCATCGGTAAACCCTCAGCCCGCCCCGGCACAGTGACGCTATCTGCTGGGGCCGACGAAGCAGCTGTCGGCGTCAAACTTAAAAACGCCATCGCCCGCGTGCGCGTGGCGCGTGGCCAGAAACCGGAATTCGGCGTTGACTTCGGCAGGGGCAACACCACCGGGTCACTGACGATCAAAAACGGAAAACCCAGCATCACGCTGGGCTTTAATACAAGGTTCTAAGGTCCTTCGGTTTTGCCCTCGAAAGAGGGCGTTTTTTATTTCCCGAATTTGATCATTCGCATTTCTGCCGCATCGATCTGGTCATTTTTAACATACCGCTGTGTTGTTGCCAGGTTGGTATGACCCAGAGCCGCCTGAACTTTCGGCAAACCAATGCCGGAATTTGCCGCCTTAGAGGCAAAAGTGTGTCTGCAGCCGTGGAATCTTCTGTATTGAATTCCGAGAGCCTTGCACGCTTTCTGTAATTGCCTTACCGGCCAATGCTTTGCATGAATTCGCAGTTCCGGGAAGATAAATGCAGTTGGCAGGGCAGATTTACATCGGGCCGTAATCATTGCAAGCAGATCCGGGTGCAAAGTAATTTCCCGGTATGCGCTTTTGGTGTCGCGAAGAGATTTCTGGTTGAACACCCTGGCGACTTGGGTGCTTAAATTTATGTCACCCACCGACAAACCCTTTATTTCTCCCAGGCGCAGCCCTGCATAAAACGCAACCATAGCCACCGGATGAAACTCTGGACAGTGTTGTTTAAAATGCTCAAGCAAAGATTGGACTTCCTGGTCAGAATATGGCCCCAAAGTTTCCGGCCGGGCCGGAATGCGTTTTTTGATTTCTGGCCAGACGCGAACAGGATCTTTTTCAAGCAGCTCTTCGGCGACCAGGCCGCGAATCATTGATCGAAAAAGCATGAGCTCTTCAGCAACTGTTTTGTGACTTTTGCCATCATTCAGCCTGGCAAATTTATAATCTTTCATCAGACTGGTGCTGAGTTGCGAGAACGTCGACGCGGATCGAGACGCGAGAAACTCTTCGACGGCTCGAAACTGAATTTGATAGCGGGTTACGGTCGATGGTTTGATCTCTGCTTTTTTTTGAGTCAGAAATCTGTCTATCTGAGCCTTAATTTCAGAGCCTTCGATGGTTTTGGCAACCATTTCATCCGGAAACTTGCCGTATAACAACCGACAAGCATCCCATTGCTTTTGCACCTGGACGGCAGAAGCGTGATCTTTTTTGCGCGTGGATCTTTCTTTTTGTTGCTTCCCGACCCTGTATCTATATAACCAGGAAACAACTTTGCCAGACGAATTCTTGTTTGCAACTAACCATGACATAACTGTGTCGCACCTCCGGTAGAGTGTTGGTTATGCGTGGGCCATTGCGTGGCTCACTCATATCCAGGCCTCTAAACCCCACTCTACCAGAGAGTTCTAACACAGCGGGAAACGGGGTTCGAACCCGCGATGGCACTTTTTTGTTTTTAGAAATAGGCTCTAATTCAGGGTTTCAGCTTTTGACTTCTTCCATATTTTGGTATATTTTAGGCATCATAGGACACAGTTTAGGACACACCTTGTATATAGTTTAAAACTTTTCAGGAAGCGGTTATGGCGTCGATTTATAAGAGAAATGGAACCTACTATGTAAAGTATTACCATAATGGTAAGGCTTGCCGCAAATCTCTGCAGACAACCAATCGTGATGTCGCAAAGAAGCTATTGCGTAAGATAGAAGATGAACTCGATATGGTAAAGGCCGGGATGATCGATAAACCGATCGATCCGACACAGGCATTCAAGTCATTTCTCGAAATGAAGTCGCGAACCATTAAACCTCAGATAGTAACAAGGTATAAACAGCTTTGGTCGAATGTGGAGACTTTTCTTCTGGAAAGGCAAATAGACTATCTGAATGAATTATCTTCTGCTATGGTTTCAGAATACATTTCTTGGCGGAAAGCTGCCCCCAAGACCGTACAAGAAGAACTCCGCATTTTGAAAGCAGTTTTAAATTGGCTTGTGGAAGAAGGCGACCTCAGAATTTCGCCAGTTACAAAATGGGAAAGACTAAAAACGCTCCCGAAAGAACCAGATAAAGCAGGAGGATACTCTAGGTCAGAGGTTGATAAAATTCTGGAGTATTTTAAAGATCATCCGGCTGGCCCGTCTATTCATTTTCTCGCGTATACCGGCGCAAGGCGCGGTGAGATGGAGTCCGTTAAGGTAAAAGATATTGATCTTGTTGCTGGAACTATAAAGCTGCTTTCAGAAAAGACTGCAACGAACCCCTCAAATCAGTTTCGAATAGTCGAAGTTCATGATCAGCTGCGCCCGGTGCTGGTTAAAGCAGTGTCTGGTAAAAAGCCAGAAGATCATGTCTTTCCCGACACTAATAGTCATAGACCGGCTTGGTTAACACAGCTTCTGGAAACTGCTTGTCGTAAGATTGGCATTCAGTATCGGAGAATTCATGGATTACGTCATTTCTGGATCACAAGCATGCTGACTGCCGGAACTCCAGTCGCAATAGTAATGAAAATGTGCGGCCACAACAATATTTCGACAACCATGAAGTATCTTCACATTGGTAACGAACACCGTGGGTGGATAAATAAAATTTAAAAGTTCAAAAAATTAAAAATTGTCTGCGAATTTCCTTATATATCAGATTGAAGTAAAAAAATAGGAATTCGCGTAAATGACAAATGAAGAACTTCAGGTTATTGCTGAAGCTGCTAAAGAAGGGGCTTTTCAGGCTGTTTTGATCAGTCAGAAGCCTTGGTTAAATATTAAAGAAGCAGCTCGATATCTTGGCGTATCTGAAACTTTTGTCTATAAAGCCTGTGAATCTGGTAGATTAACCTGCAGATACGCGAAGATGGATGACGAGTTAAAGGGAAAGATGCTTATTTCGAAATCAGAATTAGATAAATTCCCCGAAAGAAGTAAAGAACAAGTCACTTTTAATAGAATCGTCAACCAGAGAGCGGGCGATTATTCCGACGATATTGTAAAAAAGATAATATCAGACGAAAAAAGTAAGAATAAGTAGCAGTAAAGCCTTCTCATATAGAATAAAAATAGTCGCTGAGAATGATAATCTGTGAGTTCTTGAAATATCCGGCCTCTGATTCTGAAAATAAGCGGCCACCCGTTCTGATTTAATCCGGCCATCTTGCGGCTTTTTATCAGAATAGGTGGCCGGAACAACAAAATCCCCGCAGACAAAAAATGAAAAATTTCTTTTTTCTATCGATTTAAAAATCTCCCGGCAGACAAAACCATGCCGGGCGCTAAAAGAATCGCGTGGCGGGGCTGCAATTGCAGGCAAAAGGTTATTAAAACCCGGTGATTTTATTTCATTTAAGAAATTTTGAAGAAAGTCTTATCGAAATTGGTATTTATAAATAAAAACAGTCAATAAAGTTGTAGGTAATTGTGGTTATGGAAATGGTGGCTAAATAAACGACCGAAAAATACCGGGCGCGTTGACCGGCTAGCATCTATTACCACCCACCGTCGATGTTGATTCATCAGCATTCACAATCAGCGTTTTTTTGCAGCCTTAGGGGGCAATTCTGCGGTAAATTTGCACTTTTGAAATTGTAGAAAACAAAATATAAATGGGTTAAGATCAC